ATGATCGTTTGGAGTGGAACACCCTTTAACGCTAAGGATCCACTATACAAGGCAGTGGAGTCGGGGGCATGGAGTGTCAACGTATTCCCAGTCTGTGAAAAATTCCCCTGCACTAAGGAAGAATTCCGAGGCAGTTGGGAAGATCGATTCCCGTACTCGTATGTGAAGAATGAGTATGAGAAATCAGTGAAGCTGGGCAACGTAGCCATGTTTAACCAGGAGCTCATGCTAAGAATTATGTCGGAGGATGACCGGCTTATTCTAGAGCAAGACATCAGCTGGTATAAGTTGGCAAGCATCATGGATCACCGTGAGCGGTACAACTTTTATATTACTACTGACTTTGCTACCTCAACCAAAGATTCGGGGGATTTCTCCGTAATCTCTGTGTGGGCCTATAACAATGCAGGTAACTGGTATTGGGTGGACGGTAGAGTTCGCCGGCAGAGCATGGACGTGAATATCAAAGACCTCTTTGCTTTTGTCTCTACATACAAGCCACAGGAAGTTGGGATAGAAGTTAGTGGACAACAAGGTGGGTTCATTCCTTGGATTCAAGAGCAGATGATAGAGCGTAATGTCTGGTTTAGTTTGGCAAGTGAAAACAACAGTAAGAACCCAGGCATTCGTCCTACAACCAATAAGTTGCAACGATTCAACGTCATGGTTCCCATCTTTAAAGCCAAGAAAATGTTTTTCCCTGCGGAGAAGAAAGGGTCCATAGAAATCGCAGAATTCCTGGATGAACTTGGGTTAGCATCCCAGGGTGGATTCAAAAGTAAGCACGATGACTGTATAGATACTATCTCAATGCTCGCCAACATGAATGCGTGGAAACCATCTGAAGAAATACCACTACGTCAGGACAGCGACGGGATATGGGAAGAAGATGATGATGACAACGAAGAAGTAGGCATAGGGTCCTACATAGTTTAACGAGGCTTTACCATGGCACTAACTTTAGCGGACATGTACGAACTATTATCTACTGGCGAACTAGCCCAAGTGATAATGGGAAACTCTGACATAGTCAGTAATCTAGCAGAGCCTGACGGCATACCGACTACGCGGCGGAAGCAATTACGTAACGCCATTACTATGGGACTCACAGACTTACACACTAAGTTCTTGCTGCGAGAGGAGTCGGTACTTATAGACTTGGCTTCAGGGCCGGGTAAATATTATTTGGACACCAAGTACGCGGCGAGCAACACCCGCTCTAGTGAGCCGGTTAAGTATTTATTGGATACTGCTGAACCCTACTTAGGTAATTCACTAAAAATTGCGCGAGTAGAGGATCCTGCAGTTGGTGGACTTGAGTATCATCTAAACATTGCAGGAAGATTGGATTCTCTGCGAACACCCAAGATGAACTGCATTGAGATCCCCACAGCTTTCACGCCATTACAGGTCAAGGTGTTTTACTACGGCGATCATCCAAAGATTAGTGCAGCCCTTGCAGACTCGGCGCCCAGTACTGTCACTATTGATTTGCCCATGACTCACGTTCAGGCATTGTCCTACTACGTGGCCAGTAGAGTGATGAACCCTATCGGTATTTCTGGGGAGGCAGGTTTCCATCAGGGCAATAACTATTACGGTAAGTACCTTGCGGCTGTCCAAGCACTGAAAGATGCTGGCATGGATAATATCGACCTGGGCGGGGAAGATCGTCTACGAGATAGTGGCTTTGTTTAAATAACATCAGAAAAATAATTATCCATTTGGTTACATACCCGGAGATTACACATTCCGGGATTGACTATGCAAGACGATTACGACGTAGATTCAGACAACGAAGTTACCGAAACCGGTGGCAATGCCGAGCAGTCTACATTAGTTGACTGGAAAAATGCCCCCACAGTTGATGACCTCAAGAGTGATTACGAGGAGGCGGCCTCTACTAAGGATGCGCACGAGAGTGAAGTAAATCGTTGGTTAGATAACCTGCATGTGCGTGGCACAGCCAAAATCAAGGCACGCAAGAATAGATCATCCATCGTACCTAAGTTAATTCGTAAGCAGGCAGAGTGGCGTTACGCCGCATTGTCGGAACCGTTTTTAAGTACGCGGGATTTATTCAAGGCTTCTCCGGTTAGTTGGGAAGATGTTAAGAGTGCCCAGCAAAGCAGTATGGTACTTAACAATCAATTCAATACTAAGATTAAAAAGACTAAGTTCATCGATGAGTATGTCCGCACGGTAGTAGACGAAGGGACTGTAGTCATGAAGGTTTGTTGGGACTTCGAGGAAGAGGAAGTTACCGAGAACCAGATGCAGTATAACTTTGTTCCTAATCCGATGATGGCAGAGGTTCACCAACAAGTTGCTCAGGTCAAACAAACTAACCGTACCCAGTACGAGATAGAGATCCCTGAGGAGTTACGTAAAGCTAATGAAGTTTTCCTAGAGACGGGTGTACCCGTAGAAGCTGTCTTGTTGGGTGAGCAGCCAGTTACCTTTATGAAGACTACACGCAACCAACCTGAAGTTGAGGTGTGTGACTTCCGCTCTATTACTATCGACCCCAGCTGTGAAGGGGACATGGATAAGTGTCAGTTTGTTGTTCACGAGTTTAACGCATCGATGTCCGCATTACGTAAAGACGGCCGGTATGAAAACTTAGATGAAATCCAAGAGTCTGCCAAAGATATTCTCAGTGCACCTGACCATACAGTAGAGAGTGGCAACAGCTTTGAGTTTAGTGACACTGCGCGTAAGCAGGTCACCGTATACGAGTATTGGGGTTACTGGGATATAGACGGCGAAGGTACTGTGAAGCCTATTGTTGCTGCATGGGTTGGTAGTCAGTTAATCCGGTTAGAAGAAAACCCTTATCCGCATAAGCAAATTCCTTTTGTGGTTGTTCCTTACCTGCCTGTACGTAAAAGCTCCTATGGCGAGCCTGACGGGGAATTACTAGAAGACAACCAGAAAGTTGCTGGCGCGTTAACTAGGGGAATGATTGATCTTATGGGCCGCTCAGCTAATGGCCAAAACGGTATGCGTAAAGGAATGTTGGATGTTACCAACCGTCGCAAATATGACCGTGGGGAAGATTACGAATTCAACGCAAACTTCAACCCGCAAGAAGCAGTGCACACCCACAAGTACCCAGAGATTCCTGCATCAGCACATAACATGCTGCAACTACAGAATATGGATGCCGAGTCACTCTCAGGAGTGAAAGCATTCTCAGGTGGCTTATCTGGTACGGCATTTGGTGAAGTAGCTGCGGGGACCCGAGGTGTATTGGATGCTGCATCAAAACGCGAGATGGGAATTCTACGTCGCCTAGCTGATGGGATGACCCAAGTTGGCCGAATGATCCTGGCAATGAATGCCGAGTTTTTGGAGGAAGAAGAATTTATCCGTGTGACCAATGAAGAGTGGATACCTGTACGTCGTGATGACTTGGCAGGTAACTACGACTTAGAGCTGACCATCAGTACTGCTGAGGAAGATGATGCTAGGGCGCAACGACTTGAATTCATGCTGCAAACCAACGGCAACAATATGGAAGAGGGAATGCGCAAAAGGATTATGGGCAAGATTGCGCGTCTGCGTAAGTTGCCTGACTTGGCTAAAGAATTAGAAGAGTACGAGCCACAACCCGATCCCATACAACAAGAGATGGCGCAGCTAAGTCTAGAAAAAGTGAAAGCGGAAATTGAAGAGATACGTTCTAGGGCTGCTGAGAATTACTCCGAAACTGCGCTGGACCAGGCTAAGGCAAGACTCCTTAGTAGCCAGGCAGATAGTACTGATTTGGATTTTGTTGAACAAGAGTCTGGAGTAAAGCAGGAGCGAGATAAAGAACTTCAAGGTGCTCAAGCTGCGGCGAACATGGAGCGTGATGTGAAGAAAAACTCCATGGAGATAAACAAAGAACGCATGACAAAAATTAATGAGTACTTAACACGAGGAAAAGAAACATCAGATAAATAAATTTTCGGTTGGTAATTTATTGCCACTTAGTACCCACACCACTTATTAACTTACACAGCAATGATAGGTAATGACACATGCAGAATGAAGTAGAGCAGCTAGAAATTAGTATCGAAGAAGCCAAGAGTCAAATAGAGGATGTTCGCTTACTTGAACAACTTTACGAGAACGGGGCTTTCCAGAAGATTGTAGTTGATGGCTTTTTCAAAGAAGAAGCGATACGTCTCGTTCACTTGCGTGGTGACCCAAATATGCAATCGCCTGAGAGACAGGCAAGCATATTAAATGACATTGACGGTATAGGTGTATTGAAGAGTTATTTTTCTAAAGTTTATCAAATGGGCATGTTAGCTACCACAGCCTTAGATGAAGACAGAATTTCCCTTGACGAGTTACGTGAAGAAGGAGATGAAATCTAATGGCGACGGAAGATAAGAATTATTTAGAGATGTCAGATGAAGACTTTCTAGAAGAGACGCCTGATTTTGATGACGATGTAGCTTTGCCAGCAGCAGATGGTGATTTTTATGCTGATGAGGACGCGGGTACTGATACTAGTGCTGTTGATGATGATGGTTCTGATGGTGATGACACAGATACTACTGATGATGACGGCGTCGATGATGAGAGCGACGACGGCAGTAGTGAAGAAGACGAAGCGGAAGATGATGGAATAGACGAAGGCGCCGCCGAGTCTACTGCATCAGCTTCTGCTGAGGATGAGGAATCTACTGACGGTGAGAGCGATTCAACATCTGAAGATAGTGATAGTGATGATTTGGACAAAGCGAGTAAGTCCGACAATAGTGCCATTGACTACAAATCATTCTACGAAGAAATAACCAAACCGTTTAAAGCTAACGGAAAAGATTTTTCGGTTAAGTCCGTTGAAGATGCAAAACAGCTCATGTCTATGGGCGCAGGCTTCAGTAAAAAAATGGCCGTACTTAAGCCAGGACTTAAATCGGTACGTCTTCTTGAGAAGAATGATCTTCTTGATGAAGGCAAATTGAATTTCCTTATCGATCTGAACAACAAAGATCCGAAGGCAATCGCTAAGTTGCTGCAAGATGCAAATATCGACCCGGATGATATTGATGTTGAGGATGGTAAGGACTATGTGGCGACATCGCGTGTTGTCGATGACAAAGAGATGGAATTGAATAATGTTCTGGATGATCTACAAGATTCAGCACATTACTCAGACCTACTCACTGTTGTCAGTAAGACGTGGGATGCCACAAGTAAGCAAGCTGTGGGGGATAACCCTGAAGTGCTTAACGTAATCCATGGGCACATGGAGAGTGGAGTGTACGGCGTAATTGCCGGCTCCATGGAACGTGAACGTACTCTAGGACGCCTAGCTGGCTTATCAGATCTTGAAGCATATCGACAAGTGGGCGATGCCTTACATGCTAAGGGCGGATTTGACCACCTATTCAAACCTGAGGGCACTCAGGATGATGCGGGGCACCAAACCAACCAGCAGAATGTATCCCATTCAACTGACAAGCAGAAAGACGAAACCTTGAAAGACAAGAAACGTGCTGCGGCCGGTAACAAGAAAAAGCCGACCCAAAAATCTAAGTCTGTACCTAATTATTTAAGTATGTCTGACGAAGATTTTGAAAAGCAGTTCGACTCAAATTTAATGTAACAGGTGAATCTTATGACACGTAAATACAATGACCCTGCTAGCGGTAGTCCATCTAACGTCGGCACACAAATGAATGATTTCTACTATGATAAGAAAGCGTTAGTAGAAGCAAAACGCGCGCAGTACTTCATGCCTCTTTCTGGCACGGTTAACATGCCTAAGAATATGGGTAAGAAAATCAAGAAGTTCCATTACTTACCTTTGCTTGATGATGCAAACATCAATGATCAAGGTATCGATGCTGCCGGCGCAACTCTAGTAGCTAGCCAGTGGACTGCTTGGGATGCTGCAGGCGTTGTACAAGGTACTACTTATGCAACCCAAACTGATGCACAGACTGGTGCTGGTGCAGGCGGTTCTGTTTCTGCTAACGGCGGAAACTTATATGGCTCTAGCAAAGACGTTGGTGCGATTACTGGTAAGCTTCCTGTTCTTTCTGAGAGCGGTGGCCGTGTAAACCGTGTTGGCTTCAAGCGTAAAGATGTTGAAGGTTCTATTGCTAAATTCGGTTACTTCGACGAATACTCGCAAGAATCAGTAGACTTCGATTCAGATGCTGATCTTCAAATGCACATCCGTCGTGAGATGGTAAATGGTTCGCATGAGATCACTGAAGATGCGTTGCAAGTTGATTTGCTTAACTCTGCTGGCGTAGTGAAATACGTTGGTACTGCTACGCAAGCATCAGAAGTAAATGACACTGCCCTGACTTATAAGACTTTCCTACGATTGTCTATTGAGCTAGATCAAAACCGTACTCCTAAGCAAACCAAAGTAATCACTGGTACTCGTAACATCGATACTCGTGTTGTACGTGGTGGACGTATTATGTACATCGGTTCTGAACTTCAAGCTTCGCTAGAAGGCATGACTGACTTACACGGTGCCCCTGCATTTATCAGCGTAGAAAAATATGCTGCTAACGGCGCAACTCTAAACGGTGAGATCGGTAGTATCGGTCACTTCCGTATTGTAGTTGTTCCTGAAATGCAACGCTGGTCTGGTGCGGGTGCTGATGCAAGCGCGACTGACACTCACTATGAAACTGCTGGTAAGTACGACGTGTTCCCAATGCTTGTTGTTGGTGATGGCTCGTTTACTACTATCGGTTTTCAGACTGACGGTAAAGCAGTGAAGTTCTCTATCAAGCACGCTAAGCCTGGTTCTGACATCAGCTACGCCAACGATCCATACGGCGAAACTGGTTTCATGAGCATCAAATGGTACTACGGCTTCTTGCTAGAACGCTCTGAGCGCATAGCATTGATCAAAGTCGGTGCAGAAATGTAAGTAGTAACTAAGCAGCCCTTCGGGGCTGCTTTCCTATATCCCTCAACGGAGTTTATCCCGCAATGACTGATTTAACTGAACAGCAAGAACTAGAAGCAACTGAAAAAGCAGGCCTATTAGAAACGGCCAAATTACTTGGTATCGATGCACACCCAAATATTGGGATTGAGAAATTACGTGATCGTATCAAAGAAGCAACTGCAGATGCCCCCGTAGACGCCGAAGAACCGGAAGTCGAACAGGCGGTACAAAAATCAGTTTCTAGCCGTAAACAGATGCGCTTAGACGCGACTAAATTAATACGGGTAGAAGTTACATGTATGAACCCAAACAAGTCTGCTTGGGAAGGCGAGGTATTTACAACTGGTAACGACTTCACCGGTACGATTAGACGCCATGTACCTTTCAATACTCCGTGGCATGTTGAAAACATGATCCTCCAATTGATGGAAGAAAAAATGTGTCAGGTGTTTGTTGAAAAGAAAAACGAGAAGGGGCACAAAACTAGTACAGGCAAACTAGTGAAAGAGTTCTCCATTCGTAGATTAGACGCACTGACCAAAGAAGACCTGAGCGCATTGGCTCAACGTCAAGCTATGGCCAGCGGCACTGCCGAATAACTTAATAAGTACATAACAGTAGAGTAATTTTATGGTTGCTATAGTCCCTCTTACAAACGCCACACTAACCACAGGAACTATTGGAGGTGATGGCACGTTTGATGTACTCATGGCTGGTATGAAAGTGCATTTAGCGCAGGAGTACAGTCAGGGACGTATTACCGGACAAGATTACTCGTCTGTTTACTTAGGGGCACTGACTGCTGTAATGGGCCAGTCAGTTGCTTACTTATTGGCCAAGGACAAAATCACAGTAGAGTTAGAGCTACTTGAACTACAAAAACAGAAACTGGTTTTAGAGAAAGATTTAATTATTGCACAGACACGTAAAACACACCTTGAAGCTGACAAGATACCCACAGAGATCGACGTACTAATAGCTACCAAGTGTAAGCTTCAAGCTGAGTTTGATGTATTGGTCGAACAGAAGCTTAAGGTGGCCGGGGAGACTTCTCTAGTTAACCAGAAGAAGGTTAGTGAAGCTGCACAAACCCAGAGTAGTGGTGTAGATGAGGACAGTGTAGTGGGTCGCCAGAAGGGCTTATACAACGCGCAAACTAAAGGCTTTGGCAGTGATGCGAAACAGAAAGCTGCGAAGCTTATGACTGACACTTGGAATATTCGCCGTACAACGGATGAAGGTACATCCGCCAACTCAACTAACCGATTACAAGATTCAGATGTAGGTCGAGCAATACAGGCGTTGCTGACAGACATTGGTGCTTAACTAAGAACACAGGTCTCGTTCTTTTAGGGGAGGCTACTGCCTCCTTTTTTTTACTGGGAAATATATGGGTCTATTTAGTGGCAAGAAGAAGACGTATGTAGGAACTACAATCAGTAGAATGATTGACGATGAAATGCTGCCCGATGCCCGAAAGGCTGTTCCCGCCATAG